CAATAACCATTTGCAGCAGTGTTGAATGTTGTGCCACCGCTTTCATTAACTACAGCGTTTGCTTGTATTTGATATAGTTTACTAGAGTCACCAGCAAAGATTGTTACGTTACCTGTATCAGATGTAAATGATGCAGCACCTTGTGCTCTATTATCTAAAGCATTTACAGTAGCCTGTGTGATGCTTTTAAAAGGTCTGTAACTGTTTACAGCAGGATATACGTTCTTGGCTTGCGTTGCACCAGGGTTTAGATGATCTGGTAAATCAGGCAGCCACTCTCCAAAAGGTACTTGCATTATTTTACGTTATCAAAATTGTTTATATTTATTCCAGTTCTTTGAACTAGAGGTGTTCCATTATATTTATCTTTTTCGTCTGCTTCTTCTACTTGTTTGATTGCAGCTTCGTATTGTGCCTTAAATTGTGCAACAGATCCTTGATCCATTCCTCTGATAAATGTAGATGCAAAGTACAATGCACCATACAAATAAACATCTGGATGATTTGTAAGTATAAAATTTGTAGCTGTGCTACCATCAAGTGAGTCTAATGCTTTGTAAAAAACTAGACTAGAAGTGTATGAACTATCAGGTATAGGACTAAATCTAAAATTAGATCCTTCTATTGAATATGCTTTAGGTGTTCCTGTCCTAGAGCTGCCTTGTGTTTCATACTGATGAAACGGTGTCATAAATTGCAAAGCAATCTTAGGGTTTTGCACTAAATGAAAACTACGAACTTGTAAAAAACCTGTAGGCAGTGCCTCAGTTTCTGCATCTATCGTAAAAGATGATACGTTTTCCATAGCTCTTATTCGCAATCTACGATTAAGGTCTGCCTCTGTTAGATCAATAAAGTCATCAATCTCTGAAGATAAATCATCTCTAGCAAGAAAGTTTGCTATTGCAGTTTTAAGGTTTGTGTAAGTATCTAATGCCATTATAATCTTTTATCTCCTGTTCTAAAGAACATAAATTCATTACTGTTTACCATTTCTCTAATTATTTTCTTTTGTTCATCTTTGGCTACTTTGTACCAATTAGAGTGTCCAAATCGTTCTTTTGTTTTAATTTTCAAAGCGATCAAAGGTATCTGAGCTATGCGTTGCATATCTCCTTTTTGTTCCACATTGTTTTGAGACCACTTGTTTTGGTTAAGAATATTAGTTGTGTCTTGTGTGTTTTTTACAACAAGTTTTCTAGTACCTCTATCTATGTGTATGTCTTGATTTTTGTCGTAAGGATTGCTCATACTACAACAAGTGTGCCAGTTACAGTAACAGTTGCTGCAAAAGTAATTGGTCCAGCTAATACAGCACTGGTTATTATTTGATCTTTATTTATTTCAGAATCATGTTCATGTATAGTTTCACCTGCTGGTGCATCACCTATATATTGAACTCCTCCTACTGACGTTATTGTTGCCATGCTATCTCCTATGTACTAATTGAGTCAACTACTGATACCCAGACATCAATACTGTCTGCTGTACCAGCTTGTCCTTTTAAAACATCTCCACTTTGTAATACAAATTTAGCACCACCTTGCACTAGCTCTACTGAACTTGCTGGTGGTATAGATAAATCTTTTACAAGGTATCTTGTTGTAGAACCACCCTCAGATACAAATACACTTACTGTAACTGTAGTAGTTAAAATGTTTGCAAGTCTCAATCCTACAACAGCATCATCACTGTTTGATGTGTATATTGTTGTAGCTGAGTTTGTAATCTGTGCTCCATTTGATTCAAAATCTTGTGCCATGTTTTCTCCTATAAAGCGATTGCCATTGCAACAGCCAGACCTTTGCTTGCTTTGGCATCTAATTGTGTTTGAATATCTGAAGTAACAGAGCCTAAATGTTGAAACTCTGCACTTGTTACTGATCCATCAGCTATCTTAGTAGCGTCAATGGCAGCAGATGCTTTGATGTTTGCGTTTTCAATATTTGTAATACTGTTGCCTGTACCGTCTGCATCTATTGTTTTGTTAGTTAGTGTGTCTGTAGAACTAGCAGTAATACCACCAATGTCTGACAAGACTTCAGCAGTTGATCTGCTTTCAAGACCGTTAGCTGTAAATCTAGCGTACTCATCGTCAGCAACACTCGCACTATCAATCTTGACTGCGTTTGTATTGCTTATTCCAAACGTAAGTGATGCTTGTCCACCAATATCACTCAGTACTTCACTAGCTGATCTACCTTCAATAGATGTGCCTGATACTTTAAGAAAATCATCGTCAGCCACGCCTGTAGTAAAGATAGGAATATTTGTATTTGATATACCAAAAGTAAGTGCAGCCTGACCTCCAATGTCACTTAATACTTCTGAGGTGCTACGACTTTCGAGACCATTAGCTGTAAATCTTGCATATTCATCATCGGCTACTGAGCTACTATCTATCTTAACTGCATTGGTGTTAGAGATACCAAATGTTAAAGATGCTTGACCACCTATGTCAGATAGAACTTCTGCTGTACTTCTGCTTTCTAAACCGTTTGCAGTGAACCTTGCGTATTCGTCATCAGCAACAGAACTGCTATCTATTTTTACTGCATTAGTATTACTTATGCCAAATGTTAAACTAGCTTGTCCTCCAATGTCAGATAGGACTTCTGATGCAGAACGACCCTCTACACTTGTTCCTGATATTCTTAAAAAGTCATCATCAGCTACGCCAGTAGTAAACTGTGGTACGTTAGTGTTACTTATACCAAATGTAAGTGATGCTTGTTTGCCATCAAGCTGTGTTTGTATGTCACTTGATACGCCATCAAGTCTTTGAAACTCTGCATTAGATACTGAGCCATCTCCTAGTTTTGCAGCATCTATAGCTGTAGGTAAGTTGCTAGCAGATACACTTACTACTAAGTCAATAGTACCGTCAGCGTCTTCATAAGTTGCACTAATATCTGTTTCAGTATTGCTACTGAACATAGCACCAACAATATCTTGTACTGCTTCTGTAGTTACACCTGCATAGGATTTTAAATTAACTGCTGTTATTTTTTTAGTTTGACCTGCATCAGTGTCTACGACTGCAAATACATCATCATCTGCTGGTGTCGATAACGCAGTCAATTCACTGATTTTACTATCTGCCATAATTTACCTTTTATTGTTTTTCTTTTTACTAATTATACTTTTTAAACTTTTTGCTTGTCCTGCGTGTAATTTAGAGGCTTTTTTAAGACCTTTTATTACCTTTTGGATTTTTCTTTTGCTTCTTTTTTTTACCATTTCTTGTCCTTATTTTAGATTGTTGTTCTTTTTGTTTTAGTAAATTTACAAGCTCTTTAAACATCACTTGCCTTGACCTTTGTATTTTTTAAAATTTCTTCTTTTACTTTTATTCTTTGGTCTCGACCTAACACTTTGTCCAATAGATGTTCTTTTCTTTGGTCCTGCCTCATGTGCTATAAAACTTTTTGCTTTACGTGCCATTAGTTAGGAATAGGTCTACCACTAAATACAGTGCCCACAGCTTGTTCTATTTTTATATTATCTCCTGCTTGTATGAGCAAGTATGTACCGTCTTCTAATTTTAAGTTGTCATTTGGTGTATCGGTACGTCTATCTCTGTAACGATCTTGTCCTCTATGTGAGAATCTGGTTGCAATGGTCATTGTGTTAGTTCAGATACTCTTGCAGTTCCATCTGTTGAACCCACTCTTAACAAAGCTACTTTT